TGGCAAAAAATCTTTCGATATTGCTGATGAGATGGGGTTCTACAAAATAGACATGATACCGAACACTGCATACCAATACGTGAATAGTCCGGATCACATGGATGCACTATTGGAACAAGATACAGATTGGTCTTTGTTTTTAAGAGAAGATGTGGTTTGTCAATTGCAACATATTAACAGTCATTTTGAAATCATTGATGCATATGAACCTGCCAGTATTGAAGAACTTGCTTGTATGATTGCTATTATTCGTCCGGGCAAAACACATCTTATTGGTGAACCATGGGATGTTGTTAAAAAAGAAATATGGAAACGTGACGGAGATCAGTACACGTTCAAAAAGTCACATGCTATTGCGTTTGCAATGATGATAACAGTTCAATTGAAATCAATGATAAAAGCGGGTCTTATTGCTCAATAATGGTGATTTCAATTTTTTTCTTTTTGATTCTTCGTTCAAAGGTTTCGCTAAGATTGACCTGATGGCCTCTGATCTCTTCAATTTGTTTACGGGCGAAACCTCTTAATGAGTGTTGGAAGATAGAGAACCTATCACCTATAAACATTTCAATTGGAACTTCCATATTTGATTCCAGCGACCATTCCTGACCAAAATGTAAAAAATGTAATCTGTCGTCTGCGCTTTTGATCTTTTGAAGATCATAGAGCCATACAAATTGGTTTTCAACATTCTGTATAATTCCTATGAACCAAGTTTCTCCATATCGAACTGCACTTAAAAAAGGATATGTTTCAATCAGTTCATCAATTTCTGTTTCATCAACTTCGTTTGTCATTTATTATCCGATAATCATTTCATAAGATGGAACACTGCCAGTATTGATAACAACATTACCTGCAACATCACCAAGATTGGTAACAGACATTGCGAATACTTGTTTGTCTGAATTGAGTAGAAATATACCCCACTTCATTGAATTGCTTCTGGCTTCATTAGCAAGTAAATCGGTATCTTCATTTGTAAGTAATACGGTTGTCACCCCTTCGTATGGCTCAATGATATCAATTTTCTTTCTAAGGGATATGTCTTTTATTTGATCCAGTGAATATCCACCCGGTCCTCTATCGAATTCAAAACGATCTGATGTCCAGAATATTAAATAGGCTGTAAAGGGTGTCAAATTGATTGGAACTCCGTCTCTGGATTGAAATCTGAAGTCCAGTGGTTGAGCAATTCCTGCATACAATTTTAAATCACTGTTTGCAGAACGGTTTTGCGATCCTGATGCACCTACGACAAATCGTGGAATGTCATATGATACATTATGAAGCGAAGGTTTTGTAAGTTGGCTATCCATACTGTTATTTACAGTGGAAGCAGGTTTTATACATGAATAATGATCAATTGATCCTGCAAGCATTTCAAGATGTTCTGCCTCCTCATAAAACAACTGGTTCTGGATGGAAAACATTCAATTGTCCATCATGTGGTGATACTAGGGGTCGGGGTGCCTTTATGGAAACACCTTCGGGTGGATTTCGGTACACGTGCCGTAATGGTGGCTGTGACTTCAATGATCAGCCAACAGGGTGGGAACCGGATAATGGCCTTGGAGGCCGTCCACGGGCTTTATTTCAATTACTAGGCGGTAGTCTGAAAGATTTACCGGTTGATTTTTTGTTCAGAGGACAGAACCAGTCAGAAAAAGCAGAACCAAGTCTGGAAGTCGTTCGTCATTTTCCAAGAATGGACTTACCCCCTGATTCCTTTCCATTGCTTGATCCCCCAGATGCCATATTGTCAGACGATAGATACCACAGAGTGTTGGAATATGCACTCAACCGGTCAGAAGAAGTGATATCATCATATGAATTTTTTTGGTCCAAAGCTTATCCAAAGTGTCTGATTGTACCATACTATCATTATGGGCAGATAATCGGGTATCTCGCACGTGCTATCACCGGATCATCAAAGATGTTTCAACATGCACCACCTGATTATCTTTTCCGTCAGGATACATTGGACAATGATGGCCGTGCCGTCATTTTGGCAGAAGGTGTTTTGGATGCATATGCACTTGATGGGGTTGGCTCCAGAGGAACCAATCTGACACAAAAGCAAATCAATCTTCTCAATTTGAGTGGAAGAAAGATTATTGTCGTGCCTGATCAACAAAAGGATGGAAGCAATTTGATCAATATTGCACAAAACAATCAATGGTATATTTCTACACCAGATTGGGACTACGATGTCAAAGACGCCATGCAAGCAGTAAAACGATATGGTAGACTTTATACTATTGAAGACATCGTTAATAATTGCCACAAAAATTACATGAAGGCAAACATCATGGTTCGGGCCAAGGATGCCATGAGGATTGCCCGATGAGTAAATTGGCAAAAGAACGTAACATGCTGGAATACATGATCGCAAATCCTTTGGTATTTGCTTTGTGTAAACCTATAATAAAACCAAATTATTTTATTAAAGAGCATCAGCCTTTGGTCAAATATGTTCTTGATTACAACAAAGAATACAAAGATTTACCAAGTTTGTCTCAAATCAAGGCAGAAACAAATATTGAACTTGAATTACCAGATGATGCAGATCGTAAATTTGATTGGACGTGCGATGAGATAGAGAAGCACTGCCGGTTGCATGCAACTATTGATGCTATTACCAATGCTTTTGAAGATATTGAAAATGAAAACTATGGTGGGGTTGTTGATCCTATAAAAGAAGCTGTTTTGTTATCATTGCATCGTGATCTTGGAACTGTCTATGCGGAGAATCCTAAAGAAAGATTACAAAATATGATGATCAAAGATTTGCAACCAACTGGTTTCAAAGACATTGATGATGCATTATTTGGTGGTACCATGTTGGGTGGCATCAATATTGTTGCTGCCAACTCTGGTGGTGGTAAATCCTTTTTCCTTGCAAATATTGCAATGAACTACATAGAACGCAAAAAGCATGTTGTTTATATTACATTGGAACTTTCAGAAGACTATGTGTGTAAACGGTTCGACCAAATGGTTTCCGGTATGACTGCACAGGATGTCATGCGAGATGTTGATGAAGTTGATAGAAGGGTCCGCCAATATTCAAATGATACTGGATTATTGGTTGTCAAATATATGCCACCACAGTCAAAGGTTCAAGACATAGAAGCATATCTTAAAGAACTTGAAATGAAACTAGGTATACGGTTTGATCTAGTGGTGGTTGATTATCTTGATCTTGTGTCACCAAATGATGCCAGTATCAACTTGGGTGACCATTTTACAAAAGACAAAATGGTTACAGAACAATTGCGGTCACTGATGGGCGAATGTGGATACCATTGTTGGACAGCATCTCAATTGAACCGTGAAGCTGTGAATTCTCTTTCTGAACAAGGAGGAGAACACAATCAATCACATATTGCCGGTGGTATTTCTAAAATCAACACAGCAGATGTTGTTATAACTGTTGCCATGTCAACATCATTAAAAGAACATGGATTAATACGATTACAATTCTTGAAAACCCGTGCAAGTTCTGGTGTCGGTAAAATATTGTGTGTTGGATATGATGTAGACATTATGAGAATGCACGATGCAACAGGTGAACAAAAAGATTGGTTCTTTAAAAAAAGCAAAGGAAATACACCTAAAGCTAGAGTTACAGATTTTCAGAGTGATAAAATTGGAAATGTAAAAGCATTGCTGGCCGCGCGGAGAACAAAAGATGAGCAAAAATAAGCCCCGCATATATGTGCATCAGTATGATACTCTCTTCGGGTGTGTTGGAAGATTTGTAAGAGAAGATAAAAATGGATATGTTTATATGCCATTCAAAGCCAAACAATTTGGTGTTGAATACAAAGAAGGTGCACAATTTATAGATCGTCATGTTTCCTTGTTGTCAATTCATACAAACGACATACCAGATGATTACGTATTTTGTGGATTTAATAATAACATGGACTTCCATTATTCATCAAAATATGACGAAACATGTGTACATGATCTGCCACACAGGCTGCAACAGAGGTTCATGAACATTGTAGATCAGGTATATTTTGTTTCTGAGATGCCATCACCTGCACAATGGAATTCATTTTGTGGCATTGTTGTTCCAGAGCATTGTTCCATTCTTGCTACTGTAGCGTTACATGACCTTTTTACAATGGATGTGTTGTATTGATGCCAATCTTTCATGAAATGAAATAAATAAAAGCATGTCAGATAAAAAGCCGCATTCTCTTTTGCAGGAATTGGAAAGTTATATTCCTCCACGAGCATATCCTGTTAGATTGAGAACCCATGGTGAACGGGTTTTCACCGCCGTCAAAAAACTGATGATAGACATTGAGAACAATTGTGATAAAGAAATGGCAGATGAATTGAAAAAACGTTTCTTCAATGCGACCAGAACCAATGATTTTAGAAAATTTGAACGTGGAGTTGATAAACTAGAAGAACAAACAAAGGTGAAACAAGATGAATAGCAAACAAATGTTTGATAATATTAAAATACCTTCATTGGACAACTTTCTTGCCGAAGATTGTATTTATTGGGTTGAAAGCCAAAACAACGAGGACCGCAAGGCATTAACAGAAATCAAAAAGACATTGCAGGAACAGGATGTTCTCCTTGAATATTCCTATCATGCAAAAACCAAAAAAGAACCGGCAAAGGCATTTATCAAAATATTACCAGCAGGCAAAACTGCGTTTAAAACACTTGTTAAACAAAAAATGAATGATCCGGTTGTTTCGACGAAACTATAAATAATGGTATGAGCAATACCAACATCACTGGAACATCAAGTTCTTCTTTTACAATAGGTAAATTGACGATTTCCTCAGATGGGGAATACTTGTATTTCAAATATCCTAACAAAGCCGATTTGAAGATCAGATTGAATCAACCATTGATTGGTTCCAGATGGCATATCGGTTCTGGTCCTCCCCAATCACAAAAGGGCAATCCGGATGATTTATATCTGGATAAAGAAACCAGTTCTTTCTATCAGAAAGATCATCTTGGTGATTGGAACAAACAAGGATATATGGGTGGACCACAAGGCCCAACAGGCCCAGTTGGTCCAACGGGACCACGGGGAGATTATGGTCCAAGAGGATTTAAAGGTGATCCGGGACCAGACATTGGTTCCGGTGTCAATGGCTCTTTCAAAACAGTTGATGGCAAAACCATTACAATTGAAAATGGCATTGTCACAAGTATAATAGATGATTGATTGTTTTGATCGTTCAAATAACGGTGGGTGTATGACTTTGGAATAAATACCTTGAATAAAGGTATTATAATCTAAACCCATGACGCAATCCCGTTTAACCAACACATTAGGAACCACTTCAACAACCTTTTCAATTGATGAAATGGTTATCGAACATATCAAATCAGGTGATAACGCTGGTGTCAAAATTTCATTCCCTGATCAGCCAGCCATATATCTTCGTGCTACTAATCCTACGGTTGCATCAAAATGGTATAATGGTAATTCTGATCCTGATCCTGACGTTGGCAATGAGGATGATTATTATCTAAAGAAATCAACAGGTCAGATATTCCATCGCAACAATGGTGAATGGAATTTTATCACCAGTATTCTTGGTCCATCGGGTATTCAGGGGGAAGAAGGCGATATTGGTCCTGCTGGTCCTGCTGGTCCTGCTGGTCCTGCTGCTGCTATTGCTGATGCGGCTGATGCCAATATTACGGCAATAGGAGACAAGCAATTACTGGTATATGATGCATTATCATTGAACTGGGTGAATAAAGACCCTGCGGAAGCATTGACAGAAGGATTTGTTTCTCTTGTCAGTGATCAATTCATTCGTGGCAATAAAACATTTGATGACAGTATAGACGCAACACTTATATCAACTGATACACCATTGGCGAATGAAAATAGTAGAGTAGTACCAACTACGGAATGGGTCAACAATATAACTGATCCTTTGAAATCTGTAGCGTATTTGACTATTGGTACAACAGCTACTCTATCAAACGAACGAAATGTCAATTTTTCAAATGATTTTACCATTCTGGACAATGATGCTGGATCAACATATGATATATCCTTGGCAGCAAGTGGTGTTTCTGCTGGCACATATACAAAGGTAACAGTTAATAACAAAGGCATTGTAAGTGCTGGAACAACATTAACTGCAAGCGATCTTCCAACGAGTGGTGTTTCTGCTGGCACATATACAAAATTGACAATTGATGAATATGGCCGCGCCATTGCTTCCGGAACACTGGTTAATGCTGATTTGCCAGACAGTGGTATTGTTGCGGGTGCATATGCTAAAGTCGTTGTAAATTCCAAAGGGGTTGTAACCGGGAGTTCATCATTACTGCCATCTGATTTCCCAATAGTTACAGGGTTGGACGCAGGATCATATACAAAGGTAACAGTCAACAATAAAGGTATTGTCACAGCGGCTGGAAATATCAGTAATAGTGATTTGCCTGATAGTAGTGTAATACCGGGAACCTATGCTGCACTGACAGTCAATTCAAAAGGTGTTGTCACAAATGCATCATCTTTTGATGTAACATTGATGCCCAGTATTGCTACACCGGGTACATATGGTTTGGTCACAATTGATGAATATGGCCGGGTCGTATCTGGTGCATCATTATCAAATACACATTTGCCTGATTCTGGTGTATTATTTGGAACATATACTAAAGTTACAGTGAATTCAAAAGGTGTTGTCACAAGTGCAACCAATTTGTCAAATAGTGATCTGCCATTATCAGGTGTGACTGCTGGATCATATGGAAAAATAACAGTAAATGATCGAGGTATTGCAACAGCAGGTGCTGCATTACAATCCAGTGATCTACCAACAATTGGAACACCGGGAAGCTATACTAAAGTATCAGTGGATTCATATGGACGGATATCATCAGGATCAAGTTTGATCGAAAGCGATATACCTAATGATATTGCCAGACTGGTATCACCTGCATTAAGCGGAACACCAACCGCACCAACTGCACTTGCAGGAACAAATACAACGCAAATAGCAACAACAGCATTTGTTGCTACAGAAGTTTCTAATTTAATCAGTGGTGCTTCGGGTGCATTGGATACATTGAATGAATTGGCTGCTGCATTGGGCGATGATCCCAATTTTGCAACAACTGTCACCAATGAACTGTCTGGTAAATTAACAGCATCACAAAACCTTGGTGATATATCAAATGCCAATTCTGCTAGAACAAACCTGGGACTTGCAATTGGATCAGATGTACAAGCATATAATGCATTATTAACAAGTATTGCTTCCCTTACCACAAGTACAGATAAAGGATTTTATACAACTGCATCTAATACTGCTGCAACTTTTGATTTAACTGCTTATGCAAGAACATTGATTGCGGCTGCCAGTGCGAGCACAGCAAGAACCATATTGGAACTTGGAAGTCTGGCCACAACAAATCAAGAAGATTTATCACTTAATGGTTTGACTGCTGATGGTGATGAAATGATCATCACTTTGAGAGGAAGTGGGTTACAGGGTGTACAGCCAGCGGCTGGTGATTTGGCATACGGTGAGTTATACTTGAACTATAATGATGGTAACATTTATTTCAAAGATGCAACCGATGCTATTCAAATATTAAATGTGTCTTCATCTGGAGTACCCGGTCCAATGGGACCGACAGGACCAACGGGTCCACAAGGTATTGCTGGTCCTGCTGGACCACAGGGGTTGCAAGGTATTCAAGGTGACCAAGGACCACAAGGTATTCAAGGCGAACAAGGGCTACAAGGTATTCAGGGTGATACGGGGCCAGCAGGACCGCAAGGCCCAACTGGCCCGATTGGCCCACAAGGGTTTCAAGGCGAACAAGGTATTGCTGGTCCTGCTGGTCCACAAGGCGAACAAGGTATTGCTGGTCCTGTTGGCCCAACTGGCCCAATTGGCCCACAAGGTATTGCTGGTCCT